GGCGCGCAACCTTTCCCGCTACCTGGAGGCCTTGGAGGCGGCCGGCTACCTGCTGGCTCTGCCCCGGCGGGGCGAGGACGGGGAAAAGCGCTGGCGCTTGCGGCGCGAGCGCATCACCGGGCCGGCGGCGCCGGCCCTGAACACGCGCACGCGGCGGGTGACGGACGGCAACACCGGGGAGGTTAAAGCGATATGAGCGCCCCCTGGCTGGATTTTCTCGCGGGCGAGGCGGCCCGGACGTCCATCGCGGCCACGGCCCGGCGGCTGGGCTACTCGCGTACGGCGGTCAGTCTGGCCCTGGCCGGCAAGTACCCGGGCAACACGGACCGGCTGGCCGCCACGGTGCTGGACGTCCTCGGCCGGGTGACCTGTCCCCACCTCGGGCGGGCGGTGACGCCCGGCGAATGCGCGATACACGGCGGGCAGATACCGACGTCCAGTCCGGCGGCCCTGCGCCTGTGGCGGGCCTGTCAGACCTGCCCCCACAACGACAAACACCGGCCGACCGCCGGAAAGGAGCACGCGGCATGACGATGCTGGACGGCTACATGGAGGATGCCAAGGGGAACCTCATCCCCGAGGCCAAGGTCAAGGAAGTGGACAAGCTGCGCGACGAACTGGCGCGCGGCGTGGTGCGGGGCGCCAAGGACCTGCAAACGTCCATGAAGGCGTTTCGCGCCGCGACGTTGGGCGACATCCAGGCCTTCGCCGAACTGTCGGCCGAGAAGTACGGAGCCAAGCGCGGCGGGCAAAAGGGCAACATCAGTCTTTTGAGCTTCGACGGCCGCTACAAGGTGCAGGTGCAGATCAGCGAGCACTTGTCCTTTGGCGAGCAATTGCAGGCCGCCAAGGCCTTGATCGACGAATGCCTGACCGAATGGACCCAGGGCAGTCCCGACGAGATCAAGGCCATCATCAACCAGGCCTTTGCCGTGGACAGGGAAGGCCGGGTGAACACGGGCGCCATCCTGGGCCTGCGCAAGCTGGACATTGCGGACCCGCGCTGGCGCCAAGCCATGGAGGCCATTGCCGACAGTTTGCAGGTGGTGGGCAGCAAGAAGCTGCTGCGGGTCTACGAGCGCCGGGAGGAGGATGGCACGTATCAACCCATCGCCCTGGACCTGGCGGTGCTGTGATGGACGCGGCGCTGCCCATGGAAGTGCGGGAGGCGTTGGGGCGGATGCCGGCCGTCACCGATGCCGTTGCCCTGACCTTGGCGCACGGCCTGGCCACCGGAGGGCTGGACGTGTGCGAGGCCCTGCTCAAGGAACAACACGCCAGTGCCCGGGAGATGGCGGTCAGGCTGGCCGCCGCCAGCATCCGGCTGGTGGAACATCTGGAAGAGGACTGGCCGTAGGCCGGGAGGAATTGAATGGATACTTGGTATAAATGCAAAAAATGCGGGCATATAGATACTTGGAGCGAAGGGCCGGAGCAGACCTGCGAAAAGTGCGGAAGCCCGAAAATAGAAGGCTGTGAGGCCCCTCCGGTCGGGCGCCCGGTGCCTTTGCGAGTGCTCCACAGCGCGGAAGCGCGTGCTTTGTACTGGAAAAAGCAGGCCGAGCAGCTTTCGGCGCTCCTTAACCGGGCTGCCACTGATGGCGTGCTCCCGAAAAACTATGTGACCGAGGCACGGGTCATCCAAGCTGGGATGATTTAAGGAGCCTAATGCAATGCACCCTTGGAAAGACTGTGAAGACGACGGGGACTGCCCGGCGCAATGCGATCCGGAATGCCTGGGCTGCCTCCTGAACTTGAGCACCATCGAAATGAACACGTTCGGGCATTGGTTGGAGGAACAACAGGCGCAACTGCAAGCCGCCGGCCTTTCACGGCAAACCGTAGACGATATTATCGACGCCTTTCGAGGTTGATTTGCGAAACCGCCCCGCGCGGGCGGTCGTCTCGGCGTGGCGGCCGGGGCCTGATGAGCAGCCAACGAACAGGTAGGAGGGAGCACCATGCAGCCGGGAAGCGAGGTTGTGAGCCGTCGACACAAAGGACTGATCTGTATGGTGGTGGTTTACAGCAACGGCGGCGGGATCGGACGCAAAATTAGGAAAGACGGGCGTCCCGGATGGCAGGAAGTGTGCCTGGGTCCGGCCGATGTCGCAGCCGAGAGACTGTGTCTGCCCAATATCTTCGGCAAGGAAGATCGCTAAAGGAGCTGTTATGCGCGTCGAATCCCGAAAAAGTTTGCTGGCCAAGGTGCATATCGCGAAAAAGGACCTGGGCCTGGACGACGACACCTACCGGCTCATGCTGGAAAACCTGACCGGCGCGGACAGCGCGGCCAAGCTCACCGTGCCGCAGCTGGTGCGGCTGGTGGCCAGCCTGCGCGCCCACGGCTGGCAGGGCCAGCCCCCAAGGTCCGCCGGCCGGCGCAAGCCGACCGGGCGGCCCGAAGCGGCCGGCTATCTGGCCAAGATCGAGGCCCTTTTGGCCGAAGCGAAACGCCCCTGGTCCTACGCCCTGGGGGTGGCCCGGCGCATGTACCGGGCCGACAGCCTGGAGTGGCTCACCGCCGAGCAGATGCGGGGCGTGCTGACGGCCCTTTCCCGCGACGCCGCGCGCCACGGGAGGCCGGCATGAGCACGAGCGGCCTGCCCGCCTCGGTGGCGGAACTGGTGGATGTGGTCGGCCTGGAGCGGGCCATGAAACTGGTCCGCACCCTGGGCGGCACCACCTTCCCCGTGCCCAAGCGGGCAACCAGGCTCGGCGAACTGCGCTACAACGTGCTGGCCGACGTGGTGGGCGTGGACGCGGCGGACGCGCTGGTAAAGCACTATGGCGGTGTCGAACTCTATATCCCGCGTTGCGCCGCCGCCTTGCAGGCCGCCCGGGACGCGGCAATCAACGAGCGCTACATTGCCGAGACCAACAAGGGCCGGTCGTCGGCCGATGTTGTTTTTTCCCTGGCGCGGCGCTACAAGATTTCCGATAGGCGGGTGTGGGATATTTTGAAGACGTTGCCGGAAAAACCGGACGAACAATTGCGGTTGTTTTAAGGGAAAAAAACATGGAATTGACAACTGGGATCATATGGGGAGGACTTGTCGGGGCTGTTGTAGGCGTTGGAATACTTAAAGAGAAATATGATGACTACAAAAGAAAAGAACAAGAAAAAATTGCGCAAAAAATGGCTATTAATCGATCACTTGAAGTAATAAGTGAAAGTGTCCATTTTGCAATTAATTCAAAAAATATGGGGACTCGTTTGAGCAGAATTGATGTTGCTATTTCGGTTGCAGAGGAGCTTGTCAACGATTATCCAAAAATAGATGAGTTCTTAAGTCAGTTAACGTCGTTTAAAGATTACAGACTTGAATTGCACATGGAAAATATTGGGAACAAAATAAATAAACATCTGGACAGGGCGAATGTGGCAAAAACAGCTGCCACAAAAATAAGTAACGCTTCAAAAGCGCTTGCAGAGATTGAAGATGGTTTCCGCAATGAATATACCGACAAATCACGGCTTGAAGAATGCAAAGTCTCAATTGAAAATTATATTCATCAAGTTCAAATTGAAGAGTTAAAAGAAAAAGCAGAGCGTCTTGAATTTAAGGGGCAATATTCCAAGGCCGCTGCGGCTTATCAGGATGCTTTATTTTTTATTCACAGAGACAATGTTGATGATTCATTGCAAGAAGAAGAAATTAGTGAGTTTGAAAGGAAAATTGAGGCCATGCAAATTTCGGCTACTGCAAAGATTGCCGCACGGCGCAAGACTACTAAATAACCCTTCCTGAACCCCTTCACCTATCGCGCCCCCGGACGCCGCCTATGCTAGGCGGCGTCCGGGGGCGAATCGTTTCCGCCTCCGTAACCCTTTCGTGGAGGCGCATATGTCCAAATTCCGTTCCCCGCGCATGACCGCCTGCGGCTGTATCGCCCTGGCGCTGCTGGCCCTGACGGTCATCCTGTCGCCGCAGCAAGGGCCGGTGGCCGCCTACAAGCTGGCCTTGGTCCTGACCGCCGGCTATGCCGGCTACTGGCTCGACCGCTGGGCCTTTCCCTACGCCCGGCCGGACAGCTACCTGCTCGTCGGCGACTGGCGCAATACCGTCCGGGGGCAGTCCGGCGGGGCCGATATCCCCATTGCCGCCAAGGATGCCATCCCTTTTGCCGCCGCCATGCTGCGCCGGGCCGTGGTCATGGGCGCGTGCATGCTGGCCGTGGGCCTGGGGCTGTAGTCATGCGCCGTCTGTTGGCCGACGCCCTGCGGCGCATCCCCGAAACCTGGCTCGACCGGGCGGACGAGGTCTGCACCTTTTGCTGCAAGCACTTCTCCGCGGGCCTGCTGTGGGGCCTGGGCTTCGGGCTCGGGGCCTTTGTCATGCTCGTTGCCTGCGCCTCCCTGGCCAAGGCCGAAACCATCCCGGCGGCGGCCCTCAAGCATCGGGCCGAACTGACCCGGTGCGGCCGCTACGCCTTCGGCCTTGACGCCCCGGTGGCGACGCTGGCCGGGCAAGTGCACCAGGAAAGCCGCTGGCGCGCGGACGCCACAAGTCCGGTCGGGGCGCGGGGCCTGGCGCAGTTCATGCCGGCCACCTCGCGCTGGATCGCGGGCGTGGTCCCGGAACTGTCCGCCAACGCGCCCTACAACCCCGGCTGGGCGCTCCGAGCCTTGGCCGAATACGACCGCTGGCTGTGGGACCGGGTACACGCCCGGGACGAGTGCCAGCGCATGGCCATGGCGCTTTCCGCCTACAACGGCGGCCTGGGCTGGGTGCGGCGCGACGCCGCCCTGGCCGCCCGGCGCGGCGCGGACCCGTTAGTCTGGTTCGGGGAGGTCGAGCATTGTAACGCCGGCCGATCCGCCGCCGCCTTCCGGGAGAACCGCGGCTACCCCAAGCGCATCCTGTTGACCCTGGAACCGCTCTACATGACGGCCGGCTGGGGCCGGGGGGTGTGCCATGCTCGGTAAGGCCGTCGCCGCCCTGGTGCTTGTCGCCCTGGCCTTCGGCGGCGGCTACCGGACCGGCTACGACCGGGCCGACGCCGGGCGCCGGGCCGAGGTGGCCACGCTGACCGCCAGGCTCGAAACCTGGAAGGCCGGGCAGGCCCAAGCCCTGGCCGCCGCCGAACGCACGGCCCGGGAGCAGGCCGAGGCCGCAACCAACCGGGCCAACGGCCTGGCCGCCAAACTGGACGCGGCCAAGAAGGCCCAGGCGGCCAGGGCCCGCGACATCACACGGAGGATCGCCCATGCCACGGCTGGTCTTGATTGCACTTTCGGCCCTGAGTTTGTGCGCCTGTACAACGAGGCCATCGGTTGCGCCGCCGGTCGTGCCGGTGGTGGTGCCGTGTCCCAAGCCGCAAGTCCCGC